GCATTGGGTTATGAGGGTAGTGAAGTATTTCCAAAACAAACAGAACTGCTAACTGAAAGAGGTGACGTAGGTAACTTTTTAAATTTACCATATCACGATGGCACAAGAGGATTACGCTATGCACTAGATGAAGAAGGCAAGGCACTTAGTTTAGAATCATTCTATTCTATGTATGACAAGTATGTGCAGACGGAGGAGCAGATTGATAGCATACAAATAAAGGCACCGCCAAAGAAACAAGAATATTTTCCAGATGGTCCACCTTGTTTAAATAGACTAGCAGACGAGGGATTTGGAGAAGGTGCTAGGAACAATGGATTATTTAATGTTGGTGTTTACAGAAAAAAATCTAACCCAGACAACTGGGAGGACATGTTAGTTGCAGATAATTTAAAAGTAATGGATCCTCCTCTTGGTAATACAGAGGTACAATCTCTTATAAAATCTCTTAATAGAAAAGGTTATGATAAGTATAGATGCAAAGATCAACCTATTTGTGGTGTTTGTAATGCAGCTAAATGCGCAACAAAAGTATATGGTGTGGGATATGATGAAGAACAGATGCCTACACTAGCATCACTGATGAAAGTTACATCTGTGCCACCGCAATGGTTTTTAAATGTTGATGACAAAAGAGTTGAACTAAAATCAAAAGAACTAAGAGATATAAATTTATTTGCTGAAGCTGTACTTGACCAAGTCAGCATTGTAATACCTGAAGTTACTGCAAAGAACTGGAGACAATTATATTTAAAAAATTTAGTAGACGCTGTAGATGAAATTGAACCATTAAAATCATTAGATCCTAAATATTTTATTATAAATTTACTAAAAGATTTTACTGTAAACAGACCACAAGCAAAAAAGAAAGAAGACATACTTAGGAAGATGGCGTGGACTGATGAAAATAATTATTGTTTTTTTAGAATGGATGATTTCTATTCATGGGCAAAAAGAAATAACTGGGAGTTAGACAGAACAAAGACGGCATCTTTAATGAAAGATTTAGATGTTTTTGAAAAAGAGGTAAGAATGACTTTAAAAGGTCAAACACCACATTTAATAAAAATAAAATCTCTAAAAGAAAAGGTTGATGAAAAACCAGAGATAACAGAAGAACCTTATGAGGAGTCACCTTTTTAATGAAAACAATAATACTAGGACCACCAGGTACAGGCAAAACGACAACACTATTAAATTTAGTAGAAGACTTTTTACGTGATGGTGTAGACATAAAAAAGATAGGGTACTTTTCTTTTACAAAGAAAGCTGCATGGGAGGCAACACACAGAGCAGAAGAAAAATTTATGATTGATGCAAAAGAAATACCTAATTTTAGAACGTTACATTCTTTTGCTTTTAGAATGTTAGGCATGAACAAAGAACGTGTGATGAAACACGCAGACTACAGAGATTTTGGGTTGAGGTGTGGCATACCTATTAAGACTGCATGGTATAGTGACGAGGATGGAGTATTTAATTCTGACAACGAGTACCTGCGTTTGATAAACAAAGCTAGAGTTTTAGAAATGCCTGTATTAGATTTGTATGATAAAAACGAACATCAGATAGACATCGAGCGGGATCTATTATATCTTTTAGATCAAGAGCTAAAAAGATATAAAAAAGAAAAAGGACTTTACGATTATGATGACATGTTGGAGCAATTTGTTAGACAAGACATATCACCATCTTTCGACGTATTATTTATTGACGAAGCACAGGACCTCTCACCTTTGCAGTGGAGAATGGTCAGGACTATTTGGGCGAAAGCAGACAAGACCTACATTGCAGGGGACGATGATCAGGCTATATTTAGATGGGCTGGTGCTGACGTTGATACTTTTATCGCTCTTAAGGAAGAAGTAGATCAAATAGATACACTAGAACAATCTTACAGAATACCTGGTGGACCAATACATGAACTGTCACAAAAAATAATACGAAATGTTACAAACCGGTTTGACAAAGAATACAGGCCTAGACAAGAACTAGGAGATCTTACAAGATACACTGACGTCACACAAGTGGACATGTCACATGGAGAATGGTTAGTTTTATCTAGTGCAAATTATTTTTTAGACGACATCAAAGAATTATGTGAACTACAAGGTTGGTATTATGCACATAAAAGTAAAAACTCTGTCAAGGTTGATTTACTTCTTGCAATACAAGCATGGGAAAAATGGAGAAAGATTGAAACAACTTTACCCGTAGCGTCAATAAAAAATATTTATTCTTATTTAGGTGACAATGTAACCAAGGGTTACAGGATGGGTAAGACAATGGACGAGAATGAAGAGGGTTATTATATTCAAGAGTGTATGGATGATCATGGATTACAAACAGACGATGTTTGGTACAAAGCTTTTGCAGGTTTGGATGTCAACACAGAAAACTACATACGAAACATGTTAGCAAACCATGAAAAAATTACACAGACACCAAGAATTATTTTATCAACAATACACGCTGCGAAAGGAGGTGAAGCCGACAATGTTCTTATACTACCTGATATTACTAAGTCTGCTGTCAACAACAATGATATTAATCCAGATGAACTACACAGGTTATTTTATGTAGCAGTAACCCGTGCAAAAAAATCGCTGCACATTTTAGAACCAAAAAATTATGAAAGGGCATACATGTTGTGAGATTTCATGAACACATAAAAGGTGACAAAGCAGAATATATAGCTGCGATGTGGTTGTGGGACCAAGGATATTTAGTTTGTAGAAACATGTCACAACAAGGGCCGGTTGATCTAGTTGCAATAAAAGAACACGAAGTTATACTGATAGATGTAAAATCAGAATGCAGAAGAAAGAGAGACGGATACAAAATTAACAGATCACTCACACCAATACAAAAAAATCTTGGTGTAAATATTTTAAATGTAAATGTAGAAACAGGAGAATGCACATATGTCTAATCCATACGACAACCAGGTCGGAGGCGACCATTATAAAAAATACGAGATACAGCCTAGCGAATTCATCAATAAAAACAAGTTGTTATTTGCTGAGGGTTCTGCTATAAAATACATAGTTAGACATCAAGATAAGGGAGGCAAAGAGAGCCTTGAGAAAGCGAAACATTTTATCGATATGATAATCGAGAGAGACTATTCATGATAATTGAAAAGACAGAGATAGACGACGTTTATCTAGTAAAAAATTTATTACCAAAATGTCAACATTCTAAAATATATGATATTATTTGTTATAAATCGAAATGGACTTTTTCTCCTGATTCCCAAGATGATCAACACGCTATAGAGGACACACGAGTAGAACCTTATTTTGCTAAAGTTCTTTTTGCTTTTAATCCTGTAAGAGGTTGTTACGAACAGTCTAGTGAAGAGGATTGGTATGCAATTGTGCAGCCTTTAGTTTTATCTGTAAGCACACAAGAATGGTTTAGACCAATACTAAGAGTAAAAGCTAATTTATATCCTAAAACAGAAAAAAGAATGAATCATTCTATTCACACTGATTTTCTTGTTAGTCAAACATCATCCTTGCCATGGAATTCAGATCTTGAAATGACAAACATGGTATACATGGTAAATAGTAACGATGGTTATACTGAAATTTTTGAAAAAGACCCAAGAGTAAAAACACCCGCGAGCGATTTATACAACGATTCTTTTCATGATGAACACAACCTTCCCCTTTGGTCTGATGTAAATGAAGATAATATAAAAACTATAAAAATTCCTAGCGTAGAAAATACAGCTGTTATTTTTCCAAACAAATATACACATAGAGCAACGACCGCAACAAATGCTCAAGCAAGATTTACTATAAACTGTAATTTATTATGAGAACTTTACAACAACCATTATTCACACCAGAAACAGAATGGGTGCCACCAGAGAGATTACCAGATTTATCTAGTCATGCAGAGATTGCAATTGACTTAGAAACACGAGATCCAAACCTGCTTACATTGGGGTCAGGTTCGGTAAGAAGAGACGGGGAGATAGTCGGTATAGCAGTCGCGGTCGAAGGCTGGGCCGGCTATTTTCCTATCGCGCACGAAGGTGGGGGCAACATGGATCGGGGATTGGTATTAGATTGGTTCGAAGAACTTTTAAACAACACAGCTACAAAAATATTTCACAATGCAATGTACGACGTATCTTGGATACGGTCACTTGGCTTTCACATAAATGGTGGCATCGTAGATACAATGATTGCTACAAGTTTGATTGACGAAAATAGATACAGTTACACACTAGACTCTGTTGGTAAAGATTACATTGGCATGCGTAAGAACGAAAAACTTTTACAAGATGCTGCAAAAGATTTTGGTGTCAATCCAAAAGCAGAGATGTGGAAACTACCTGCACCATTTGTTGGTGAGTATGCAGAGAAAGATGCAGAGATGACATTGAAGCTGTGGCACGCACTGCAGCATGAAATATCAAAACAAGACTTGTGGGACATATTTAATTTAGAAACAAATTTGTTTCCGTGTTTGGTCGATATGAAATTTAAAGGTGTACGTGTAGATGTACAAAAAGCTATGTCTGTCAAGGCAGAGCTGCAGGAAACAGAAAAAAATTTATTACAAGATATTAACAAGATAGCAGGGTTTGACGTGGAGATATGGGCTGCTGCATCCATTGCAAAAGCATTTGACTCACAGAATCTACCGTACGACAGGACAGAAAAAGGTGCACCATCATTTACCAAAAACTTTTTAGCAACACACCCAGCAGAACTACCCAAACTAATTAACGAAGCAAGAGAAATAAATAAAGCAAACACAACCTTTATAGATACAATACTCAAACACGAACACAACGGCCGCATACACGCAGAAATAAATCAGATACGATCTGACCAAGGTGGCACAGTAACCGGCAGGTTCAGTTACAACAATCCAAACCTTCAGCAAATTCCTGCAAGACACAAGCATCTAGGACCGCTGATTAGATCATTGTTTATACCAGAACAGAAACACACCTGGGGTTGTTTTGACTACAGTCAACAAGAACCTAGAATTCTAGTGCACTTTGCATCACTGATGAAGTTAGAAGGCACAGGCATGATTGTAGATGCATACAACGATGGCAGTGCAGACTTCCACCAGATGATTGCTGACATGGCCGGCATAGATCGTAAACAAGCAAAGACAATTAATTTAGGTATTATGTATGGCATGGGTAAAAATAAACTCATGGCAGAACTAGGGCTTATGAAAGACGCAGCTGAGAAACTATTGAAGACATATCATCAGAGAGCGCCTTTTGTAAAAATGTTATCAGAAGCAGTGGCCAGACGTGCCGATGACTCTGGTAAGATTAGAACGATTGGGGGAAGATTATGTCACTTTGATATGTGGGAGCCGCATGGTTTTGGTATCAAGAAACCACTGAAGCACGCAGATGCACTCAGGGAACATGGACCAGGGATTAAACGAGCATTCACGTACAAGGCACTTAACAAACTAATACAAGGATCAGCTGCAGACATGACAAAGCAATCAATGTTAGCGTTGTACCAGGAAGGAATAATACCACATGTACAAATTCATGATGAACTTGATATCTCAGTATCAAGCCCTGAAGAGTCAGAACGAATTATTAGAATTATGGAAGAAGCGGTACAGTTACAAGTACCGAACAAAGTCGACTACGAAAAAGGCGAAAGCTGGGGGGACATAAAATGATACCTAAATTAATTGAAGTTAAAGATCTTAGGCCTTTTAAAGGTTTAATATTTGATGTAAGTAAAATTCCAGTAATAAGATATAACAACAAAATACCGTGTGACGGTCAATTCTCTATGTTACCAGAGGGTAAATTTTTTCTACATACTAGCGGAAGTTATTGGTTAAAAGGTAAGGGACCAAACGAGGAAGGTTACAAAATGATACCACCTTTTCTGAACAATCCTGAAGAAATGGGAACTAAATGTTTTCCGTGGGTTGCTAGAAGAAAAAGTAATGGCGAGTTTGTTCCTTGCAGACTTACTAGATCATCGGGTTCTTACGTTGAAATAAGATTTCAAATAACAATAGAGGATCTAGAAAGAATAGGCAGAGAAGATTTAATCGGCATGCGTAAGGGTAGACCAGCAAAAAAAGCTGGTGATCGTTGGGATAGGAACGACGCAAGAAAAGGCCTGGGTATGACAGTTGGCCTGCATACTTTAATTGGTTATGCTTTATTCCCACAATATTTTCAAACCCCAGCTATAAAATATGTAATGAACCATAAATCAGAAAAACAAGACTATAGACTGAGTCAACTTAGTTTATTAAAATTTGAAAACAATTATGATGTTGACAATATAAGAGACAGAGAAAAGATGTGGATAAACGAAATTTTAGGAAGACAACATTTTTCTACTGGAGGTTTAGTTGGTGGAGGATACTGAAATTATTTTAGGTATATGTGACAACTGTAATGATTATGTTCCTTTTCTAAGAGTAACTAAAGATCCAGGTAGAGTATACAGGTGTATGACTTGTAAAACTAAACATACACAATATGTAAATGGAAAAATTACTTTTAATTATTTAGATCAAACATACGTAATAAGAAAATAACATGAAAGACATAGCTAAAAATAATTTTATAGGTCAGTTTATGATAGACGAAGAGCTCTGTGATAAAATGATTGAGTTACACAATTCTTTTAGTTTAGCTACAAAAGAACAACAAGAAACCCCTATGTTAATGTCGAAAAAAGAAGTATTTGGTGTAGGTGACGGTGATCCAAAAGGAAAAACATCTACAGATTTAGCTATCCACCCTGTGATTTTTACTGATCCAAAAAGCTGTCCGCCTAAAAATAGACCACATGTTAGAGTTGCTTTAAGTTATTGGATGGAGCTTCAAATGTGTATGAGTAAATACAAAGAATTACTTACAAACAGCAACACTGAGGAGTGGATTGGACAGTTGGACAAAATACACATAAATGATCACATGATAATACAACACTACAAACCGGGACAGGGTTTTGCTCATTGGCACGCTGAAAGAGCATCTATGACAATGAATAGAGCTTTGGTTTACATGACATATCTTAATGATGTTCCTGACGGTGGCACTTTGTTTGAGTTTCAGGATTTAACAGTTAAAGCTGAAAAAGGAAAAACCTTGATTTGGCCAGCTGAGTTTACTCACATACATAAAAGTCAAATATCAAAAAATTTTGAAAAATATATTGTTACAGGGTGGTTTAGTTACGATAGAAAAGAACAAGTAATGGGGTGTTTTTAAATAATGAACCAGCGATAGGAAAACCCACCGCTGGTATAAAGGTGAAAAGATGATTATAAAATATATTATAATAAACTCTTGTCAAATATAATATTTGCTCTATATAATCCCATATAATAATATAATAAGGAGGCAAAATGCCAGATATAAGTAAATTTAAATCAGTGTCTGTGTCTATGAATACACACAATAAACTGATGAGTTTAGCGCAAAACAGGTTTGAAGTTCCTGTAAGTGTACAGAAAGTAATAGAATTTTTATTAGAGAAAGAGATGAAAAAGAAAAATGGTAGATCTAACGGGAAATCACGAGGTTAAAGCTACCTGCCCTAGGTGTGCAGGAAACGGTTACATAAAAGTAATTAGTGAATTTATTAGAAAAAAACAACTTGACTGCCCACAATGTGAAAGCCAGGGATGGGTTATGTTGCCTGCAAATCAATGTAGAGAAAATGTTGAAGGAGGAATAGAACCAAAGTGGATGAAAACTGGAGAAACGGTTTAGATAATATAAAAATAGCTAAAAACGTTTTGTCTAAAAAAGATTTACACGAATTAAAAACGTACATGTATACAAACATGGCTTTTCACGAAACTTATCCAAACGAAAGAATACCTAGAACAGACGGTAAAGATTTTCCTATTTATAATTTTTTGCCGAAAAATAAAAAACCAACTAATTTATTAGAAAAATATATTGTAGGATTAATGAATGGACAAGAACACCATATAGAATATTGGATGCGTTATAACGATTCTTTAAACTGGCACATAGACAGCGATGAAATAATAGAAAGAACTCCAGGTGTAAAAATTAAAGCTACTGAAGAATACCCTATAAGCACTTTTACTTTTTATGTAGATGTGGATGAAGTAGTTGGAGGTGAGTTACAAGTAGCCCCATTTGATAAAAGAGATTTTAATCTACTAACCACAGAAAATTATGAACCTAGTCAAGGAACTAAAGTATTAACAATACCTCCAGAAAACAATTGTGTAATTAGTTGGAACGGACCTATTTCTCATAGAGTATTAGAACAACAAGACGGGAAAAGATTAGTTTTGGTTTGGTCTTTGTGGAAAGAAATACCGCAAGGGTTTAGAAAAGGATTACATTGGAAGCCATCGACTATATTTCCTGGTAATAATGATTTTACTGATCAAGGGTTTTCTACATCAGAAGATTTTTATGTGGTTTCAGTTGAATGGCCAATAAAGGAGGATTTATGAAATTAATTAATAAACGTATTGACAATGTTTTAAAAGTCATGAGAGTTGCTAAGGATTACGAGTGTAAAATGATTTGGAACAAACATTTACAAGCACTTTTTAAACTAAGAAAAAGGAGGGAGTATGAAAGACTTCAAGATCAAGCTCGAATGGTACACTAGTAACACGTTGACATGGGTAATTTTTTTAGTTGCAGCCGGATTAATGATTGTAAATATCGTAACTATGATTAATATGTATAGTGTCATTGAAACGATGTGGCACGAGATAGTACAGGTGAAGGAGACAAATAGTTATCTATACCAATTTATCGAGGAGCATAGAGATGACTTTAATTAAGGAAAATAAAGGTGTGAGAAAAGAGATTCCAGATAGGATGTTGTGTGCAACTTTCGCTATTCCGATAGACGGAAGAAAAGTTGTTGGCACATTAGATTATGTTGCAAACAAAACAGGACTAGTGCCTATGGCATTTTGGATTAAAATTAAACCTACAGATTCATACTTGGACAGAGAGCTTAGAGCATCAGGCAAGTTGATATCTAGGTGTCTACAACACGGTGAGTCCTTGAAAGATTTAGTTGATACACTATCTCAAGATAATATAGCAGGACATATGGCAAACTACTTACACAAGAATATGGAAGATATTATACTTGGTAAACAACCAGACAAGAAACAACGTATGTTATCGACTGACCCATATGCGATGAAAGAATGATGGACGAATTTGAAATAGAATGGATACCAGAAGAGGATAGCAGCAGTGTTGTAGAAGACCTTGTTGTCAACATACCCTCACATACTATAGATAAAATGTGTAAGAAAAAATATGGTCACACAAATTGGGCTAGAATGGACCTTATGTCTCCTACAGAATTGATTGGTAATCCACATGAATTTGACTATGAGAATGGAATAATATATTTTAAGAATGCATATTTAGTATAGGAGAAAAATTTTATGGCTCTTCCCAATTCCGGCCCGTTGGCCCTCTCAAGCATTCAAGGTGAATTCGGGGGCTCAAATCCTATAGGATTAAGCGAGTATTATCGCGGGGGACCTTTAGTTGCTAGTATACCAAACACATCTCCTATACCATCATCAGGCGCAATAGCTATTTCAAACTTCTATGGAACATCTTCAGTAGTTCCAAACGATCGTGCTATTCAATATACTTACGGCGTGTCTCAGTCTGGCGGTAAATTTCCTACGGTTACCAGAAGTCCAAATATATCACCAGGTGCTTTTAACAATGCTGCTATGGTTAGTAACAACGTTCCTGCTACTGTTGCAGACCACAGATCCACACAAGCATTTTTAACTTTTGGTAGTAATTTTAATTTTAGTTCAACAATACCAGCTGCTTTTTTTAGTGGTTTAAGTTTAATGACAGTTCAAGACGTAAACGGAACTCAATTAATACCAAACCCTGGTACGCCTTATTCACCTGTTTCTAACACGGTGCCATGGAGTGTAAATACTCCCTCTAGTAGTTTACCTAGCACGGGTGTTGCACAATTTAATAGACAAGCAAGTGCAAACTTTCCGGGTGCTGCACCTGGTGGGCCAGTTAATCTTAATCTTTCATGAAAATTACCGTCACACAAGAAACGACTGTTCACGAACAAAATGGATGTCGATACATTCGTGAAGAGGATGGCAAAGAAAAAGTTGCTGATCTTATGGTTACCACTTATACGGCAAACACAGATCTGTTAAAACCCAAACAATTTTTTTTAAGAAGAGGTCATATACAATGGGACTATCTTCATTCTATGAATTTTCCAAAGGTGCTAGCAGAGTGGACTAAAGAGTTAGTTGCAGAACTAGAACTTCCACACGGCGACAGATATAAATTAGCGACTGTAGATTTTACTTGGAAAATTAAAGGCGGTGAGGAAGGCCTTGGGGCAACTTCATCTTTAGTTTTACACACAGATGACGTATCAGAGGGTATTGTAGAAACTCCTATACACGCCGAACGTAATATAGGTGTTGTAATAAAACTTTGGGTAGAACCAAATGAAGAAAGTCCAAACATATTTTTAATTAACGGACACCTTAAACAACTTATACAAGGTCAAAACGAATTAAACGCAGATGGTTTTCCTTGTTATGTTTGGGATGTTATTTGGCCACACGGTATTGATAAAATATACCACATGTACTCTGACCACGTGCACCGGATTTTATACATACCAAACCCAAAAAATGACAACTCAATTACAAATGTTGAAGATGTATCAAAGGTGCCAACACCAAAAAAAATATCTTACGATGTTTGCATGTTTAATGGTATTTATCCTCATGGACACGAAAAAACAATGGACGGAAAAACTTATCAGTTTCCAGCAGGAAGTTATTTTAGATTAGATGAAACAAAACTACCGGCAATGTCATACGAATTTTGTCATAATAATCAAGTGCTTACAATTGATGGTGTTAAAATGAACAACGTTACGTTTGATGACACAGGTTGGATTAAAGACGGCACAACACCCATGTCTAACATACAAAAGTTTGGTAGAGGTTTTTACAGGTTTATGGGTTACTTAGCTGAAGATTTACTAGAACTAGGTTACAAGTCATCTGTAGAATATTCAAATATACAAGACCACATTACATCTACAAAAACTGTTACTTGTAAAAAAGATACAACAACAGGACAGTTTCTTTTTATTGGAGAAGGTAATGCAAAAATTAAATGGGACACAAAAGAAAATATTTTTAAGCAAGGGGATATAATTTATATAAACCAAGACGTCGAGATTTCTTCAGGGGATGGTAATTCTTTTGACGCTTACGAGTTTTACCAGATCAAGGATAAATCGAGTCTTTATGGATGATGTAATAGTGCCACTATATCCACTGTATGTGTGGATGAGAAAAATTGAATTTGATACAAAACCAATTATCAAAGAACTGCGCGCGCAAACCAAGCCAAAAGTAGACAATATTAGTGACACTCGAATAGAAGATTTTATGCTGCCGCAGGACACAAGCTGTAAAAATTTATTGCCACAGATCAAAGAGTTTACGTGTAGAAATATAAACAAATGTTTTGGTAAAATAGATGTTGACAATTTACATGTAGAAGAAGTGTGGGGTCAGATTTTAAAACAAGGCATGGCAACTGCTTATCACACACACTATGATAGAAACAACCCACACAGAAACGGTTGGAGTTTTGTATATTATCTACAAGCAGAACCAAACAATGGCAACTTAGCACTGCAGGCGGAACACGGATCCCTTGATTATACCAAGGATATAAAACCAGAAACAAATTTATTAGTTGTTTTTCCAATGAACACACCACATTTCACAAGACGAAATACTTTGGAAACAGAAAGAATTGCCATAGCAGGAAATATTATACCAATCATGAAACAAAAGGAGGTTAGCAATGATGATAATGTCAGTAGCAGAACTTGAAGAGCTACAAATAAATTTACTAAGGGATAGTTTAGAAGAGGAATTAAAAGAACTTGAAAAAAAACAAACTGTCCAGGAATTACATGAAGATAGTTAAAAGGTATGCATATCCTACGTCTACTAGAGCAAACATTTCGGGCCTACGCCATTACACCGTGGATGGAGAGTCAAAACCACTGCCGTCAGTCACGACAATCCTTGGACAAACACAACCGAAAGAGAAACAAGAGAGTCTAGCACGCTGGCGCGAAAAAATCGGTTTGCGCGAAGCTCAAAAAATTACCAGAGACGCTGCGATACGGGGCACAGCAATGCATAAGTACCTGGAAGATTTAATCCTAGGTGAGAGATCCCTTGACCTTACACCACTAGGCATAGAAGCAACTCGCATGGCAGAAATAATCGTGGAACGAGGATTGAATGACTGTTCAGAAGTTTATGGCACAGAGGCTGTCCTGTATTATCCTGAATTGTATGCTGGTAGCTGTGATCTGGTTGCAAAGTACAAGGACAAAGTCAGTATCATTGACTTTAAACAAACGAACAAACCGAAGCAGAGAGAGTGGATCGGGGATTATTTTTTACAAATGGGCGCCTATGGCATGGCACATGATGCGGTATATGGTACCAATATAGAGCAAGGAGTCATTATGATGTGCAGTAAGGATGGCTATTATCAACAGTTTATGATAGAAGGAGAGGAGTTTAGACAAGCAAAACACAAATTTCTGGGGAGATTGAATGAATTCTACAATAGTATGGGTGATAACAGCAATGCTGTGGTATCAGGGGCCGGGTGATTATGGATACACCGACTACGAAGCAAAACAATTTAAGGGTCGTGGTGAATGCCTCAATTACATCTGGGACAACAAGGCTCTTCTTGTTGA